GTTCACCACCACTTACGCCGTACTGGTTGGTGTTAAATGCAATGTATGAATCAGAGGACGCTGCGCCTGCGGTTGTTCCAAAAAGTACGCTTGACCGAGTATCATCAGCGGGGTCATTTGATGTCCTTACGCCAATCCTAGCGGATGTAGTTTGATTCCTAGTAGGGATACCCAAGCCAATATCACCATTGAATTGGGCAATAAAGCTAGTATTTATTGATGTTACGCCTACGCCTAGCCTGCCGCTGGAGTCGATACGCATATATTCCGTACCAGTGTTTTGTAAAAAAACAATTGGTGTAGACGAAGTGTTTTCAATTCTAAATGCCGAACTAGTGCCATAAATATTGCCTTGCAAAGTTCCGCTTCTTTGAAATTGAATTTGCCCTCCAGTTGCACCTGTTCCATTTAACGCTAAAGTGCAAGCAGGCGAAGTCGTCCCTATCCCTACGTTCTGGGTTGCGTCTATATAGACAGCGTTTGTGCCTGCGGTAGAAATACCTACGCTGTTGGCAGCAGGCAAGTACATCCCGTTGCCAGTAACAGATGTGCCGGTAGGGATTAGCTTTGCAGCCGTTGCCGTGCCAGTAGTGGCAAAGTTGGTTCCATCGAAGGTCAGCGCAGAACCAGTAGTTAGCGCCTTAGAGCCATTTAAATAGCCTACTCCGTTTGCTGTACCTGCGCTATTACTTAACGTCCCAGCTACCGCCAGCGTCTTGCCAGCGCCGACATTGAGGCCGACTGAAGTACCTGTCCCAGCCGCAGCAAACAATGAGTCAACTGAGTCCCAATTTGCATTGCTCTTTGTACCCCAGGTGTCGGTACTGGCCCCTACCTCTGGCTTGGTGAGTAGTAGGTTTGTGGTTGTGGTATCTGCCATGATTTACCCCTATGAAATTGTTTGCCAGGTTTCGGCGTTATCTGGAATTGCTGTCCAGGTTTCTGAAGTGTCTGTGATTATCGCCCAACTCTCAGCGGTGTCGGACTCAGGTTCCCACAGCAGCCTCTGCTCAATGAGATCAAGCGCAGATACGTACTCATAGACCTGCAATATATAAGCCAGGTTAGGCAGCGATCCATCTTGTGCGGTTCCTGATTCCTGCAAAGCAGAAACAAGAGTAGCTATGTTGAGTATGGAGTCTGCTGCACTAAGCGCATCAGACACTTGTAAAGATAAACTTGTAGTTGCAGACTGGTTATTAGAAACAGATAAAGTCTCACTTATTAGTGAGTTGTATTGAAGCAATGAAGTAATTGAGTCTGCCGCTGAATTTGACTCACTCAAAGCAGATACAAACGTCAATATTCTAATTGCGCTATCTGCTGCTAACAATGAATCAGCAGTTGATACAGTTACAGTTAAAGTATTAGCAAATACATCTGATGCAGATAGGGAGTCACTTGCGTTAACTGGCATTGTCAAGATGCCAACTTGTGCATCTTGAGATGTAACGCTTTCAGAAACAGAAATTAGAAATGTTGCTGATAAATTTATTGAGTCTGTTGCGGATAAAGACTCAGAATTTGAACTTGAGTAACCTATCCCAGAGACCAGACTGTCGTATGCGTTATACCCATACACACTCTGGCCATAAGCACCACTTCCATACCCACCCTCTGTAACGCTTACGTTGTAAACATTACCAGTTGGCTCTGCAAGAGAACTAAATGGTGTGCCAAATGGTGCTATGCCAAACATAATTCACCAACTAAATAACTTCAACCCATTGGCAAGTTTGTTCGTCCAGGACGTAATTACCTTCTGGTTGCGTCGGGATAAATGCATCCCTGTTTGGGTCGTAGGTGTAGCCAATGCCAGCGTAGTTTTTGCGGAACGGAGTACCTCCTAGCCGGTGTTCACCAGCAAAAGTGTTATAGCTGGTTTTCTTCCAAACCGTTCCCGTAGTCTGCGCGTAGATAGCCTCTCCATCATGCGGCTCATCCACGCCCACGATTACTTGTAGGACTACGTTGTTCTCGTCGAGTTGTGCGTAATGTGCCATGACTAGAAAGTAATTGTGCCTGTGCCAGAAGTAAAGCTATAAACTTTGTATCCAGAACGTGATGCAACATCTGATGCGGGTACGTTAGAGCCAGTAGTAGTTACTCCATTAACCACTAATCCAGCCCCAAAAGAAACAATATCAGGAAATGTATTTGCGTAAGCAATAATAACTATTCCTGAGCCACCATTACCACCTGTTCTAGTGCCAGTTGATTGAGATGCACCGCCGCCACCACCACCAGTATTAGCTGTTCCTGAAGAACCATTGGTATCAGTAACTAATGCACCATTACCACCTCCACCTGCGCCACCTAACCCGCCTGTAGCAGTAGTCCTGCCGCCACCGCCACCACCACCTGAGTAAAATGTTGCGGTTCCATTGATGCTAGATTGCGCACCAACACCGCCATTACCAGCAACTGTAGTAGCAGCGGTAGCACCAACAAAACTTGCGCCACCACCGCCACCTCCACCAAACGGAGATGCATTACCACGGCCCGCGCCACCATTATTACCTTGGCTTGGGCTGGTGCTTGGCGTATTACCAGCGCCTCCATTAGTACTATTTAAGTAATTTGCGCCACCACCAGAGCCACCAGAGCCACCTGAAGCAGAAGTAGTACCCCCACCTCCTCCTCCTCCTCCTGTTGCTGTTATGGTGCTAAACACACTATTTGAACCAGATACGCCTGTTGTTGAGCCACCTGTAGCTCCAGCGCCAACTGTGACTGTGTACGCTGTAGACGCTGCAATAGAAAAACTAGTAGAAGTAAGATAACCTCCAGCACCCCCGCCGCCGTTTCCTGCACCATTTGTTGTACCACCCCCGCCGCCACCGCCAGCAACTACTAAATATTCAACAGTAGGGGTTGCGATACCTGGCCATGCATAACCTCGTATACCCTGCATCACTTCATTAGATCGCCAAATACCAGAAGCCGCAACACCACTACTAGTCGCCGCCGTGGACGACATGATGGAACCTTTGTACCTAGTAGACATTAGGTAATTGCCTCATACGATGCGGTTAATTCAATTGCCGATGCCGTACCAACAGTAACCACAATCGACTGTGCTTCTCCAAGATAAAACGCTGTGCTTTTGTCAGCAACAACAATTGAAGCATTTACCGGAACAGACACTTGATACACAAGACGGTAGTTTGTTCCAGCCCCAGCCGCTGCGCTATTAATTGCCACAGTTACGGTTGCAATAGCCGCAGTCACGTTTGACGCAACAATGTTGTCAATCTTGTTGACCGTGCCAGCAGCAGGCGTGAGCGCAGTCCAAGTAGTAGCAGATGTTGTACTTGGAATTAAATAACTGGTGTTTCCGTAAATTGATGTTACGTTAACAATATTAGGGTTTGCCATGTTTGTGCCTTAGTATCCAAAGACCATTGCTAAAACTATTGCCTTACCTTCTGGTACAGCAACACTAGCAGGATAAGTTACAAATACATTCTTTGTACCTGCCGAAAAACTTACCAGTGAACCAGAATTGCTAGAAGAAAGTACAGTTGTTCTTGATAGCGTTGTGCCAGATGATGTGTATGTTCCAATTCCAACCTCCCACTCTGAAGTACCCGTTATGGTGTAGTAGGTAGAGTTACCATTACCAACAGCAGCAAAAGACTGAAAACCGGAAGCAGCACCTGCCAGAGTGACAGTACCAGTTCCGGTTGTTGTGGTTGTTTCTTGAACCCTATCGGCTAAGACTAGAGCCATAAAACCCCCTTAAATTATGTGATTTCGATTTCTTCTTGCTTGAAGAAACGCTCTTGAGAAATATTGTATTGGTCTGTGTAAGAAACACGAAGCAACAATTGGGAATCTGTATCTACAGTAGCACCCTGGACAGTGCCAACCATATCTGTGTTCTTAACTTTGACGGAATCACCTGTCTTAAAAGCCATGATAGTTTCCTTAAACAGATGCTGTATAGGTCACGTTCAATGTATCGCCATTGGCTACAGAACGATTTCCACCAGTAAAAGAACCAGCAGAATACAAGACGCCTGTAGTTGTCGCACGTACCTGCGTAACGGTCAGTAAGGCGCCTGCAATGGTCGCTGTAGCATTAATACTGAATGATGTAGCAGTAGATGCCTTAGAGCCAGCAGAGGCCGCATTCCAGGCTACTGTAGCCCTATTGCTGCCAGAGTACGCTGTGCTCTCTGTCCAGCCTGCATGAGAGGCCAAGGTATCTCCAGCAGCGTAAGTCGGAGTAGACGCACCATCTACCAGACCCATGTACCAGGCAGCAGTGTATGCAGAACCAGCAAAGTACTTGTCCAGCAAGTCGTTCTTGCCAACAGTCACCACCAAGTTCTCAATGGTGTCAGTCCACTTAATCTGGCCATCTGCGTCTAGGCACTGGACGTTATAGTGGCCAGTGACGCCAATGGTTTCTGTCAGATTTTTTGATTTAGAGATAGAAACATCAGTCGCTTCTATCAACTTAATTTTTTCGGATTGCATAAAAGACTCCTAATTATCCAAAGGACCTAGCACGCGCAGACATCGCACCGCCGGATGTGGCGCCGCGATCATCTGCTGTTTGTACATCAGTCAATGCCCTGTCGTAAAGGCTTGACCATACGGGTATTCTCGCATCATCTTGAAGGTACGGAGCAGCCTGTAACAGACTCCCATAAAGGTAAATATCGGGGCTGGCATCCAGTAGAAAGTTGGTCGATACAGTAGATGACAACTTGCTCAATTTGGCGTAGTAAACCAACTCAGTGGTATATGTTGTGTCAGGTGTTGGTACAACCCTTACCTGGCCACCGACAATGCCAAAGTATTTAGGACGCGAGGCAGCAGAAAACGTCCTAGACAGATCGTCCAGCGCATCAATGGTTTGGAATATCAGTGGAGTGACGGGGTTTGTGCTGGTCAACTTAAAGGATTTTGTCTCTAAGAAGTCGCTAGGCAGTGCAGCGTACTCGGTGTTTATGTTTGCATTGGACCTGGTAATCATCTGCCTGGTGCGCAGTTGGCGCTCAATCTGCGCCTCTGCCAAGGATATGAAGTCGGCAATGGCAGACGTTAAATCGGTACGGTTAAGCCAATCACCGATTGATGTCTTTAACTCCGTGTACGTTGTCAGAGCCATTACGTTGCCTTTTCCTTTTCTTCAAGCTCTCGCATCACCCAGGTGTGGTCGTGCTTGAATTCAAACGTGCCAATGTGACCAATCTCTTTGCTCACGTCATGGTCAATGTGGATTTTAAACCCTGCATCTTGCGCTTTACGGCAGAAGAAAATATCCTCTCCAATGTAGCCTCGCTCCTTGGGACGCCACGGCGTCTCAAACCACGGCTCGGATAACTTCTCAAAGACGTTACGCTTAATCAGCATCACGCCCATACCAATGGAGCCAACCTCCTCAATGCCAGTGGACTCGGGCATGGTGTACACCAACTCCCTGGTCCCGTCAGGCTTGTAGTTCTGCGCGGTAGGGCCGGTAGGCATCCTGCGCCTAGCGCAGTTGGTGGCCACAATGTCCAGGTCGTGCTTCAGAAGCCGGCCAACCATATCCTGCGGGAACGTCATATCCGAGTCAATAAACAGGATGTGCGTGCAGCCCTCGGCCATCGCGTCCAGCGCCAAGTCAGCGCGCTGGTTCTGTATCAGCGTACCCTGCATGATCTTGAGAGATACGGCATCGGTGGTGCTGATAGTGTGATACGCCACCATGTTCACCAAGCAGTAGGTGAAGTTTGTGTGGACCATATCACGCGCTGGCGTGCAGACTGCTACATAGTTCATACTTGTCCTGGTCGAGTTCTAAAGTATTGGTTTTCGGGATCGTTGAGCCAGCGCTTCATGTACGCCTCGTCCTCTAACTTACCCTCTGCCTTGAGCTGAAAATACACGCTTAATGGTATGGACGCCACACGGCTCCACTCTCCATACTTGTCGTGCTTCTCACCCTGGTTATAAATGTCTCGGTTTTCTTCAATGATAGCCGTCACGTCTTGACTTGTCTGTATGGTCGCCTTATCGGTTTCCTCGTCGTAGTGCCACGTCCGAGTAATGCCAAGGTTTTCGTTTGTATCAAATATTTTTGATTCGCTCATTTAAAAAAGGGACCAGGTTTCCCTGATCCCTTCCATGCTTGATTACGAAGTAATCAGGTCAGCAGCTAGGCCGTGGGCATTCTCAGCCAGGACCTTGTGACCCCACTCTACGATCAGCATACGCTTCTCAGCGTCGCCGGTCTTAGCCAGCTCAATCTGCTGGTAAGGACGCAGGGCAGTCATCTTTGCGTACTCAGGATCAATCACCCAGGCATCACGCTCACGTTGGAATCGGTTAGGAACCACTTGCACCTGGCCAAAGTCGCTGACATAGATGTCGGCAGCGCCAATGATGGTTGCAGGACGATCACCACCGTTAAGGTTGTAACGTGCAGAAGCAATACCGGAGAAACCAGAGACGCGCTGCTTGTTGATAGGACCAGTCATCAAGATTTTCGGAGTACCGCCAGCGGCCCAGACTTGCTGGATAACGTTCTTCAAAATAGTCTCGGTGAAGGTACGCACGTTACCGTCAGTACGGGCACTGTTTGGCAGCGTTGTATAAGAAGGATTAGTACCATTGGTCTGCATATCGACGTTAGTCTTGATAAACGCACCAAGAGAAGCAGTACCACGTGCAACACTGGTGCTACCAGCGGCAGCAACTGCACCATTAAGCATGGAAAACTCTTGGTCACGCTTCAACTCAGAACCGCGCTTGGCGATCTGATAAGCCAACTCAGAACGGCGACCGGCCTTGTTAACCACTTCTTCAGTCGCAGACAGGACGATAGTCTTGCGCGAAATCTGAGCATAGTTTTGCATACGCACGGTAGCGGTAACAGCATCAAAGGATGCAACATCGTCGCCCTCTAATTGCTTGTTAGCTGCGGCGGCGGCAAGGGTATCGGTTTGCCACTCAAACAGAGAGTTGCTGACCGACTCGCGGCCAATGTTGCTCATGTATGGAGTTTCTTCCGGTGCAATATTGGTAATAATATTGCTCAAATCTTCACGGATACCTTTGGCATCAAAGGTAGTGAAGGTGTTAGTTACGATAGTCATGATTTACTCACTTTAATAAAAGTTCAATTGCGGAGGCTGCGTCATTGACGCGACCACTTTTTGCAAGACGCTGTTTTGCGCGAGTAGCTTCATTTGTCGTGGAGACACGGCCTGCTGCACCTGGCTTGGCAGGACGTGGACCATTGTTCGTCACCGGCTTGATGTTGGCCCGCTTGGTCATCATCTGCTCGTACAGTGCCGCCTTACGCAGCACGTTAACGACTCGGTGGTCGAATATGTTCTTCAGTTCATCGGCGCTAAACCCAGCCTTTTGGCCAAAGTCAATGAGCAGTTCTTTCTCTTTTTTCGCCTTGTTTGGGTCTTTCCAATCAGGCAAAACCTTCAGCAATTCATCCCGCTGTTGCGCTAAAAATGATTGCATCTGTTGAGCTTGCTCCTGCTGTGAAATTTCCGCTAGACGCTGCTGCTCAAATTGAATAGCCTGCGACTTTGCTTGGTTTTCACGCGCCGTTTCTTTCTGCCGCACCCACTCGATGGGGTCCTCTTGGTAGAGGCGATCCCAATCGATATTAGGCTGCGCGGCTTGCTGAACCTGAGACTCCAATGCTCCTAACAACTGAGCGTACTGACTACGCTCGGCGCGAATGGCCTCTGCTTCCGACTCGACTTGGCGTCGAATTTCGGCAATTTGCTGAGTCTTTCGCGTGTAGTCCTGAGTCCGCGAATATCCCTTCTGAAGTTCGTCCAGGGTTACAGTCACCTCTGTCCCGTCAACTTTGACGGTAAAGGTCTGATCCGGCTTTTCTTCCTCGGAATCTTCACTTTCCTCTAACTGTTCGCCGTCCGTTACTTCACTGTCTGCGTCTGCATCTTCCAGTGATGTATCGGCTGGCGCCGCCGACTCGCCTTCCAGCGAATCGTCCAACGTCTCATCAATTGACTGTTCTCCCTCATCGGGCAGCATTGCTGAGAGTGCCTGGGCCGCTTGGTCCAGATTCATGGGTCCCGCAGAACCCGTTTGTGCTTGTTGCATAAATGTCCTCTACTTATTCGCTCGCTCGATAGCGCGCTGCGCTACCTTTGCGTTGTCAACAATCTTTTGCAGTTCGATCTTTAGGTTATCGATTGCCTTTAGCATGGACCAGGCGATCTCTCGCTTGGCTGACTCCTCTGGTTTCGTTGACCGAAAGTACCAGAGCTGGTCGTTTTCCATCTTGTTGATTGCCATGTTGAAGGTTTCATCCTCCAGCAACTGGCCAGCCTTTCGGCCCTTGCGTACAAGTTCTTCGTTCTCCATTTATGCCATTCCATATTGGTTGATGGGCGCAGCCGCTGACATCTGGGCCTGTGCCAGGGTAGTCTGCTGCTGCATTGCTTCTCGGTTAAGACTTTGCTGTGCTTCAATCTCAGCCGTAGAAATCTGTGCGTTGTACTTTAACTCTAATTCATATTTCTTTAAGTATAAATCTTGAGCCAAGGCATCACGCCGGTAATCGTCATCGCGCAGCATCTGCTGGTGCTTTAGCTCCAGCTCTGCCGCTTTTTTCTGAATATCGGCCTCAATAGACTTGGCCTGCACCTGCGCGAGTACCTCCTCGGGAGTCGGCTTGGGGGCTGGTGGGGCTGGTGGCTGGTAATCAGCAGGCACGTCATTGAAATACTGAGACGTATCCTTAAACCCAGACAGCGCCACGATCTGGCGCAGGGTATGGGAATACTGAGACGGGGTCACCAGCGGGTTCTGTGGGCCTAGTTGGGTCAGTGCCTCTTGCTGCTTGGCTAGGATCATCATCAGCGCCTGGATGCGCTCGTTTGTGTCCCCGTTACCCAGGCCGATATTGATGTGTACGTCCATCGCGGTGTTCCATGCGCGCGGGTCCATCTGCACAAACCC